CCATTAATATTTCTTGCAGTATGCAGAGTGGTTGCTGTTGCTGATTGTAAATTAGTTACTGCAGTAGTTGATGCTACTGTAAATGGTGCTGTTCCGGTTGCTATATCTGATTGAAATGTTTCTGCTCTTAACCCATGAGCGCCTATATCTAAATCACCTCCTGCTGTTAAGCTGGTTATACCATCTACAGTACCACCATTAATGTCTGCTGTAGTAAGAACGGCTGCAGCTGCTGTAACAGTTCCACTTGAACTTATATTACCTGATGCAGTTATGTGACCTGTTACATCAATACCCGTTGTTTCAACTTCTAATGCCGTTGTGTTAGCCGGCTTTAATTGTATTTTATCATCTGTTCCAAAATCAATATAAGTGTCTGTAGTTCCTCTACCAACTTTTAATCCTGTATTTGTTACAGATGTTATTGTTGTTTGTGCAGCATCAATATCAAAATCTGCTGTATTCAATGTTAATCCATCACCTGCAGTTAAATTTGTGGCAATTGTTATTCCGCCATTTGCATTTGTTACTGCTATACCATTTCCGGCAGTTAAAGTTGCAATTGCTGGGCCGTCTGTTCCTCCTATTAAAAGTTCGCCATTGGCATCCATTGCCACAGCAGCTAAAGTGTCAGTACCTGAGTCTTGGGTTATTATAACTGATTTATCAGCAAATGAAGTTGCGCCTGTACCTCCTTGAGCTACGGTAAATGTGGCATCTGAAGCTATTGATGCAGCTGTTACTACGCCACTCCCGCTTATATTACTACCTGTAATATTAGCAAATTGTACATTATCTGTTGTTCCTACCCCAATTGATGTTCTTAAGGTTGCACCACTTTCAGCTACTGGATCAGTCGAGCCATCGCCTACTATCATTTGTCCGTCTGTTAAGACAGCCATTGCAGTTATTGCTCCAGTCCCACTTCCTAATAAAACACCCCCGTCGGTAAGTGTCGAAACTCCTGTTCCCCCATCTGTTACTGGTACATCTGTTCCGCCGGCTCTATAAATTATATTACCTTCAATATTAACATCAGCTGCTGATGCTCTTGTTAAAGATGTGTCAGAAGCATGTCCTAATTCTATTTGACCTAATACTGTTAAATCGTCTGCAATAGAAGCATCGTCAGATATAACTAAACCTTCTGCCGTAATTATCCCACTAGCGCTTATATTACTTGAAGCTGTTACAGGTCCAAGTAATTCTATATTTCTATCAGCTGATCCATTTCTTCCTATTTGAATATTTGTTATGCCAGCTGCGCCAAATACTCTACCTTGAACACTACCATCTGTACTAAGGGCTAATTGATTGTTTATATTAACTTGACTACCAAAAACACCATTCGATGCGCTTATATTATTAGATGCTATAATTGTTGCTCCGTTAATATTACCACTAGAACTTATGTTACCTGATGCTGTTATTTCTCCTAATACATTTAATGACGTAATTCCACTTCCGCTTAATACTAATGATCCGGTAATTTCAGCATCGCCGTTTCTTGTTCCATCCCATTCTGTGATTAGAGAAGATACATTTGTTAAACCACTCCCATCGCCAGAAAAAGCAGAAGCAGACACATATCCACTAGAGCTAATGTTTCCAGTAACAATTAACGATCCTGAAACGCCAATTGTTCCCGAAACCCCTACAATTGGGGTAATATTATTTACATTTAAATTACTCATGTTTTACTGCCAATTTATTATAAATATATACATTTTAAGTTTCTATATATCAGTTTATATTAATTTAATGGCTAATATTATGTATTACTACATCAGCCCCGGCGCTTATAGTATAATCTATCCCAGACGCTATTGTTATAGACGGATGAAATTTAGTTACAAAAAGCACTACATTATAATTTTCAGGTACAATTTGATTTTTATCAATTATTCTAGAATTTCCAAAACCACCGTCTACACCTAATATTTCTGATGATAATACATCTGATGTTAATTGGTCGGATTTAATATGTCTTGCCATTATGCCCATCTCCCATTAATAATAACAGTGTCAGTGCTTTCAATATCATATTCTAATACAGTAGTATCAAATACAATTGTCTGTGTTGCACCTTCATCTGGAGTCCATGTATAAACTGCTTTGTCTATATACTGACCATTAATATACACATCAAACTCATTGATAGTTGCATATGCTAATGTAGTAGGATTAATTTTAGGTGTGCCGGCTACAGTAACTGTTGTAGCAGAAACAAACGTTGCAGTTTTGTCTGATAATCCTGTTAAGTATGCCATTGTATTATTGTCAACGGTTGTACTTGTTCCTCCACTATTAACTATTACACTTCCACCACCAACTATTGTTTGTGATGCTTTTAATAATTGGGTAGGTATTTTAGTTGTTTCAAAAATACTACTATCCACATCAACAACTGTTTGAAACACTAATTTTTTAATTGAATACATTTTCTTTAAGGTTGATATTTTTGTTTGATGCTCTGATAACAATGTTCCTTGTACAGTTAGTGGTATTGTTGCTCTAACTAAACGATCTTCTCCTACCGTGTTAACAGTTTCAAAACTAAAATTTCCTATAGAAGTTTCATATCGATTTTGTTCATTACCCCACGCAAATCGACCATATGGTAAAATTTGGTCTACTAATTCATTCATTTGCGTTGTAAAATCACACCATAACATCATATCATATTCTATAGTAACATATTTAGGAATATCTACAACATATACTTTTTGTGAATTTTGTTTAATATTTGTAGGTATAGGAAATAATTCATCTTCATATCTATTTCGACTATTATATTTAGATCGATATATTAATCGATTATCTGCTAATTGTCGATTAACATCTAACCCTTTCCTATTGTCTCGCTCTTGCATTGAATTTCTTTTAAGCATAATCAATGGTGATTGAAGCATTCCCTTTTCATCTCGAATATATCCTAAACGACGTACGTTGTCCCATTTTTCGCCATTTGCAAATACAACAGGAACTTTTATTAAATTTTTGTTTGCAGTTAATTGAGGTTCTATTTCATTTTCTATATACCATTTAATTGCATAATCTATATCATATACTGTGCGTTGAGCACTTCGTATCACATCATCATCACGCCTTTCTTGTTCAGCACGATTTAGTATTTGATCTGCCCCCAATCCTTCAGATCTAGCAGGACTAGGTTTATTTGTTTTACGATCGATATTTTTTCTGTTATATCTTGGCATTAATCTCCTCTATATGCTGGAGAATTATTATCGCCTCCAAATCTTATATCACGAATACCTTGTGGTGTTTGTCTTGTTGCATGTGCATCAACTACAATTGAAACACTATATCCATGATCTTCTCCATTTGGCCAAGTTTCTGGATTTTTGCCTGTAAAATATTGATTTGCATCTACGTTGTCTACTTCAAAGTATTCATTGTCCCAAAACACAATATCTCCAACTTCAGGATAAAAGTCTGATTTAACTAATATGTCTCTGGATATTGCAAATTTTGATGATCGTGTATATGTATGACCGTAATCATCCATATTAGCATTTTTATCATCTTTAGTAATTAAACAAGGAATTAAAATAGAATCATAATATGATTTGGATTCTGATTCGCCGTACATGTTTGAATTAGAAGATTCAACAACAAGTTTATAGAATTCAATTTCTGTATCAATTATGGCGTTAATAAGTTCTGAATTAATAGCGGCTAAAAATTTAGCATCTCGCTGGCCTCCAAACAATGCCATAATTTATCTCCTTTATCCTATGTATATTTTCAATGGAACTTTTCCTAATATTTCCATTTGCTGTGTTGCTTCTGTACTTTGTCTAGTTAACATTTGTTCTTTAGTTAACTTATCTAAAAATTCTCGAAGTTGTGTTATTAATGCTTCCTTTTCTGATTGACCTTGTGTTACCAACTCTGTACCATTTAATGTTACTTCACCATTAGGAATTGGAACATTTGAATATTTACTACGAACATATCCTAATGTTTCTTTGACGCTAGCGGCACCGTATCTATATATCCAACTACGCCCCATATCATTAATATTAGCGTACTTTTGATATGAATATGGTATATTAGATGCGTCTGACACAACACCGTTTAGAAGTGCGCTATTACCAAATAACACCCCACTATTAGTTTTTTCTTTTTCGAACATGAATTCGAACCACACTGTATCATAAAATGGTGTAGCTACAGTACCTTGTGTTCCTGGTACTGGATATAATCTAATATCATCTCCGTGAATTTCAAAAGAAAAATGTGATTTTCTTATTCTATCATTAAATTCTATAGTTTGCAAACGAAATAAATCCATATGCAATGGCATCATCATAAAATTGACGGATGGAGAAAATCCTCCAAAGTCAAATGCATCCATCATGTTCTGAGAACCCATCCCAGTTCCAACAAATGGATCAAAGTATCTAACAATTGCTGGAGGAGGATTATGAAGTACTCGTCGTATTTCAACACCATTTCCGTCAGTTACTTCTATACCTAATGATGCAGATACTGCTTCTCTAATGCTATATGTTTGTTGACCATCTTTAACATCTATAGATGCAGAATGCCAACGTACATCGCCACCAGAGTCTGCTTCAGTACCATATGCTTTTGATAATCTAGTTATGTAACTTAAATTACCACCTACCAATGCTCCAGTAAGTCCGTCGTCAGTTAAAAAGCTAGAACCAGTTTCGACACCTAAAGTATTTATTAAATTATTAACAATATTAATTTGATTTACTTGATTTGAATATTCTATTACTGCTGCTTCAAAAGCTGTAAAAAAATTAATATCAATTAATTCAACATCCATAATAGGATATCCAACATGTTGTGCTGCAAATTTTGCGAATCTATCAGCTTCTGATTGAAATGTAACATCTGCATCAAAAAATCCAAATGGTGTTTTTCCAGCAGCAAATGAAGAGCTCCCAGGCCAAATTGGTTTATTTTCTGAATAGTCTGGCATTTTTTATCCCTTTATTAATAAATATCAATACTTTTCATTTAGAAGGTTCAAAATCTCTTCTAAAGATTCATGTCGATGATTATCTGTTAAAATAATTTCATTAACGTACTTAGATTCTTTGATTTTTGGTACTTCATGTATTGCAGAATCATTGCTAAATTTTAAATCTATTTGATATCTGTCTCCACATAATATCATAGTGCTACGTTTTCCTAAGCGACTCACAACCATTTGTAGTTGTTGTTTAGTTAAGTTTTGAAATTCATCTACAATACATATCGAATCATCAAAAGTACGTCCTCGAAAGTGTGCTAATGAAACTAATTCAATATTTTCTTCCTTTTCCATTTTTTCTAATAGTTCTGGTTTATTGTAAACTTTTCTCATATTACTTCGTATTGGAACTAACCATTCACTCATTTTTTCTTCTAATGATCCTGGTAAAAATCCATTATCTTCTGTTGATACAGTTGGACGAGTAATTATAATTTTATTAATTTCACGTTTAAAATATTTATCCAATGCTACTTGCACCGCTAACAATGTTTTACCACTACCAGCTTTACCTAGTATAAAATTAAATGGAGTTGTTAATATTGCAGCCTTTGCAAGTTTCTGTTCGTCTGATAATGTAATTGAAAATCTAATACTATTTTTTGGAGGAGTTTTCACTCTATTTATTGTACCCATATTATAATAACCTTGTTAACTTAATTTAGTAAGAGTTGTTTGACGATATGACATATCTTTCAATGTTTCTATTTTACCCATGCATATTTGACGTATTGCTTCAAATGTTTGATTTGCTGGATATGGTGTTAGAACTTTAATTTTAATTAACTCTTTTTTATTTCCCAAGTCTTGTTCTATATGAACCATTAAAACTAAACGGATAGCTCGTATACGATCTAATACATCTACAAGACGACCTTCATATCGAATATCTGTATACATTTCATATTTTATTCTTGGAACTGCCATATTATTTCTTTTTTATATAAATATGAAAACAGTAAAAAAGGGGATGACCGAAGCCACCCCCTTTAAACTCAAATTATTGATTCTTTGAATTAAATAGTATATATACTAATTAACTATTAAAGAGTCTCTAATCCTTTCACATATACTTTTCCGTAGAATTCTGGACGAACTACTTTCTTCGCGTAACGTGTCATAACACCTTTACGTGGAGTGAAGTTT